TCCAAGTGCACCTGAAGCTTTCGTTAATGGGATTATGGAAGGTGTCGACTGGGTATGGAATAATGGAATTCTGCAACCTCAAGTCATTGAAGAGATAGAGACTGAAATCAAGCAAGCACCGATAGCAATTCGACCAGAAGTGCAAATTCGGGAATTCAAGAATTTCCTCTCGTTAATCAAATCTAAACTATAAGGAGTCATCTATGACTGATCTTAATAAAGAAGTCGAAGCTGAAATCCGCGATACAGATGTTGAAACTAACGAAATCGTGGAGGAAACTCTCGAAGAAGCACAAGCTCCTGCAGCTAAAGGTGCGAAGACTGACGCTCAACCAATATCAGAGCCAGAGTCAATCGCATCGGTAGACAAAGCAGCTAACGCAACTTCTAAAGCTTCATTACCAAAAACTAAGGCAGGTATGATCAATGCAATGTACCAGTCCTTAAATAAAATGAAAAAGGGCGACCTAACGGCAGCCTATTCTAAAATGATGGAAGGTACTGACCTAGAAGACGTAATTGCGGAAGAGACTGACACTCAGTCTGAACTTGCAGCTATTGTTGAAGGCGAAGCAACTCTATCGGAAGAGTTCAAAGAGAAGACATCAGTAATTTTCGAAGCAGCTGTTAAAACAAAGTTGTCCGAAGAAGTTACACGTCTTGAAGAGCAATATACTGAAGAACTTGCTGAAGAAGTCGATTCGATTAAAACTGACCTAGTCGGTAAAGTCGATTCTTACCTAAACTATGTAGTTGAATCTTGGATGGAAGAGAACAAGTTAGCAATTCAATCCGGTCTACGTACCGAAATTGCTGAAGGGTTCATGGACAAGATGAAGGATCTATTCGTAGAATCTTACATCGAAGTACCAGAGTCTAAGGTAGACCTAGTTGACGAATTAGCATCACAGGTAGACGAGTTAGAAGAAAAACTAAACTCAACCACAGGTGACGCGATTCAACTTGCTGAGGAACTAGAAACTTACAAGCGTGAGTCAATCATCGCTGAAGCAACTCGTGACCTAGCAGACACCCAAGCAGAAAAGTTAAAAGGACTCTTAGAGTCGGTTGATTTTGAAAGTGAAGAAGCATTCACCTCGAAAGTAACTACTGTTAAAGAATCATACTTTTCAAAAGAAATCCCTGAGCAAATCGAAGAATCAGTAGTCGCAGATGACGCTGAAGAAGAAGTTGAAGTATCTTCTATGATGGAAGGTTACATCTCCGCTCTAAGAAAAACCTCTAAGAAATAAGGAATCTAAAAAAATGAACAATTCATACGATACATTGATCGAAAAATGGTCTCCAGTACTCAACGAAGAGTCAGCTGGTAAGATCCAAGATCACCACCGTAAAGCAGTTACTGCTGCTATCCTAGAAAACCAAGAAAAAGCAATGATGGAAGAGCGTTCTGCTTCTCAAGGTTTTTTGACTGAAACTCCAACTAACGCAACTGGTGCTGGCGTATCAAACTGGGATCCAGTTTTGATTTCTCTAGTACGCCGTGCAATGCCTAACCTAATGGCATATGACGTATGTGGCGTTCAGCCAATGTCAGGCCCAACTGGTCTTATCTTCGCGATGAAATCACGTTACACTGCACAAGACGGTGCTGAAGCACTATTCAACGAAGCAGACTCTGCATTCTCTGGATCTGCTACTAGTTCACAAACTGGTGAATCATCAGGTTTGTCTGGATTCGATCCAGCAGCAGGAACTGGTCGTGAACTAGATGCAGCTGGTCGCCCAATGAACACTGCAGCTGCAGAAGCACTGGGTAACACTGGTAATGATTTCGCAGAAATGGGTTTCTCAATCGAGAAGCAGTCTGTTGTTGCTAAGTCACGTGCATTGAAGGCAGAGTACTCTCTAGAACTTGCACAAGATCTTAAAGCAATCCACGGTCTTGACGCAGAAACAGAATTGGCAAACATCTTGTCAACTGAGATTCTAGCTGAAATCAACCGCGAAGTAATTCGTACAGTTAACACTCAGGCAGTTCTAGGTGCACAACAAGCATCAATCGCCGCTAAAGGCGTATTTGACCTAACTTCAGACGCAGACGGACGTTGGTCAGCAGAGAAGTTCAAGGGTCTAGTAATTCAGTTAGATCGTGAAGCGAACGAGATTGCTAAGACAACTCGCCGTGGTAAGGGTAACATCGTAATCTGTTCATCAGACGTTGCTACTGCACTTGCTGCTTCTGGTCAGTTGGATTATCAAGTAGGCGCTGGTCTACAGGTAGACGACACTGGTAATACTTTTGCTGGTACTTTGAATGGTAAGATGAAAGTTTACATCGATCCATACGCCACAATCGATTACATCACTGTTGGTTATAAGGGTGCTAACGCTTATGACGCTGGTGTATTCTACTGCCCATATGTTCCATTACAGATGGTCAAGGCTGTTGGCGAGAATGACTTCCAACCAAAAATCGGTTTCAAGACGCGTTACGGAATGGCTGCAAACCCATTCGTTTCTCCAGCAGGCGAGCAGAACATCGCTGCTACTGCAGGCGTTAACACGTACTACCGTATCATGCGTGTAGACAACCTAATGGTTTCTGCATAAGCGATATAAAAATTAGAACTAGTTTACTAGTCTTTTTAGGGGAGTCTTCGGACTCCCTTTTTTTATGCGTATAAATAACTCTGTTCACGAACTGAACAAAGTAATAGTGGGGATGTCCTATATGGATAAGCGTTCGGAATCTGGTTATCCAGTAATCTAGAAAACAGGAGAGTACTATGCGTTTTATTGCAATTGCATTCGCATTAGTTTTGTCTGCTTGTTCAACCGTTGATGCAACCATTGACGGTACTGGTGGTGTTATTAAAGGTGTCGGTTCTGATGTCTTTGGTGTAACTGCTGGTGTATTGGATGTAACATCTAATCTTATTAAAGATGTTGCAGACAAGACTGGCACCGATGCAACTTCACCAGAATAAGTAAGTAAGGATTTCATGGCCATGGATGGCACTTACAACCTGTATAAATAAGGTGCATACAGAGGATATATCATGGCACTTACAGATAACAAAAACTTTTTGCAACCAACCGGATTTCGTGTAATCATTGAGCGCGAAGAGTATGGCAATCTAGAGTTTTTTGCTCAGTCGGTTCAGCACCCAGGCGCATCTGTGACCGCAGTCGAAGTACCCATTCCTAGGATTCAAGGTTTGCCTATGCCAGGCGACACTATCGCATATGGTGAGTTGTCTTTAAATCTTATCTTGGATGAAGACCTTACTGCATACAAAGAAGTTCAAAAGTGGTTGGAAGACTCCGTTTATCAAAAAGTGGGTAAAATACATCACGATATTACAGTGATTGTTTTGACGAGCCATAATAACTTCTGCGCACAAATCAAATATAAGAACTGTATACCTACTCAGTTGGGTGCTATAGAACTTACCTCCACCATAGGTGACGTTACCTATATAAACTTTGATACGACTTTCAGATTCACCGAATTTGTACTGTCGTGAGTTTAAAGAAATACTCAGTTAAGAACCGAGTCGTTCTTGATATTCTTGAGGACTTCCGGTACACCTATCGAGAACTCTACCAGCCAGAGAATACTAACACCTGTATGTTTCCGGATATGATGGGTAAAGCAGATCACTATACTGGTGAAGGTGAAATGCGGAGGATTATCGACATGGGTGAGGAGCATGACGGTGCTGCATCTACGTCCGTGTGTTATCCTATAAAACCAGGCCACTATAACGGTACCCATCCTGAAGAGTATGCAAAGACGTGGCACAACCTCAACAGCGCTTTAACCGAAGAGTTGGGTGTGCAGCACAGTGCGTTATCAACTCTATACCCACCAGAGGGTTTTATTGGTTGGCATAATAATGCGAACGCTTCTGCATACAACTTAATATTTACGTGGTCAGAGAGTGGTGAAGGGTGGTTCAAGTATGTAGATCCTAAGACCCAAGAGGTAATAACCATCCAAGATGAGAGAGGTTGGAACCTCAAGGCTGGGCATTTTGGTGCGTATGGTTCCGGAGATGTGGTATATCATGCTGCAAAAACAGATTGTTACAGACTGACACTAAGTTATGTGTTGGGACATGATGAAGATTATTGGAAAGATTGCGTTGATTTTATAACGAGTTAGTGTTATAATATATACCTTACATGAAAAGGTTTTTATATGATTGATTTAGAATCCATTCTTAAAGAGTGGCGTGAT